AAGCGGTTGCTCCTGTTTAATAGTTAGAGAAGAATCAGATTCTTTCCACCCTAAGTTAGTAACATCATGTTGACCTGTAAACGTAGGAGGTGGGGAATCCATTGGATCTCCACCTGTCCTTAATATTAGTTGATTGCCGTTCACTGAAATCCCTAAAGTTTGATATATATTAAGTATAATACGACTCCAAGACTTCTTTTTACCAAATGAAGCACCGTCTTTTTGAGGTACTTCTGGTGGCAAAGTCACAAGTTCGGTGGGATAATGTAAGCCTATGTAAGCAGTTGTAACACCCTCTGAAACAGATATTGAACCACTCGTTACTATTTTATTAGGATATACTGCGTCATCTCCAACAATATGAACTGACTGACCTTCTAAGTGATCTAAACCAGAGAACGCAGAAGCAGATACCCCAGAGTATTTTAAGCCAGAATCTACAAAAATAGTCGGATCTAAGTACTCAATATATCGAACCGTAGATCCGTTCACAGTTCGTTTAACACTCACCCATAATTCATCTGCTAGACCATCAGCCGAAGGAATGACAGCAACACTTTCAGCTACAGCTTGTCCTTGGTTGGTAACAGTAATTCTTGTACTGTCTGAACTGGCAAGCGTAAAAGCACCAATACCATTGGATTGATCTGTAACCGTTATAACTGCTGCTGCTGGGTTTGGTGCTGTTAAATTAGCTAAACCATTGATTCCTAATACACCACCAGTACCTACTGCTATATTATCAGCCACGTCATTATTAGTACGACTACCTCCTACAGAAAACTTGTTAGCTGTGGTGGGATCATCGTTGGTAGCAGTCATCACCTCTGTAGTGCCATCCGATCTCGTAATAGTAATAGTAGTACCTACCGCTATATTAGCTGCATCGGATACGGTAATTGTAGCTTCACCAAAGTACCCACCTACAGGATGTTGATGCCAAGCGACAACTTGTTGATCTCGTTGGTAAGTAAGACCAATCAGAGTACCATCAGCACGTACCGCCCAGATAATTGAATCTGGTTCTTGTTGGTAAGCCATAGCTGTGATACCATCGCCTGTAATATCCTCTGCCAATATTGTTAAATCTGGTGCTACAAATCCTTCCACGTTCAAATCAAAGATCATTTGACGTAATTTTTTAGTAGCTCGTTGGTTAAAGAGTACCGCCCTACCAGATGTTACTGGTGTTACGCCACTAGAACCATATTTAGTTTCTTGGACAACCCTTACGTTAGAAGGAGTTACAGGGTTACCATTACCATGAAGTTTAAATTCCCCACCTACCGTACCGATTAAAAGAACATCAGATGCCTTTAACCATCGGATAACATTCACATCATCAGTAGCTAATGTAAATTCAACTGATTCATCATCAAGACCAGTACCCTGATCCATATTCAAAAAATCACCAGATTTACTAGCCCAAATTGTTTGTGGCTGGTTGTCTGTACCTGCCCAATACAGTCGTTCCTCAAAGAAGGTAACACAACGGGGATTTTCACCTGTACCGCTTGCAAAGTTAGACGGTGCAGACGCAAATGTTAAACTGGCAAGAGTCCATGCAGTATGACTTGTCCTAGTTAACTTACTAGGGGCGTGGTTAGAGTGGGCAATGTATAAGGTATCGGCAGATTGGGCAAAATACAGATCAGGTAATTCTGCTTCTGTAAACGTAGTTGTAACTTCAACAACAGAACCACCCGATGTGATTTGACCGTTGTCTTTATAAAATCGTATGTATAAATTACCAAACTCTAGGATGTAGGCTTGGGTAACACTAAACTCAAATCTTACTAATCTTACTTTAGTGGAATTTGTTTTAACGCCTGCAACATAATGAAATCCTCCCCTTCGTACAACACCGCCATGCGGTAGACTATAAGCATTCTTTTGCGTCTTAAGTCCATTGTTGTATTTATTTATATCGACTCTACCATGCAGACGTGGTGATAACTGACCTGCTGTAAAGTTGGTCTGTATTGGAAATACTTTTGCCATTTATCGGAATCGTAAGTCTGTAAGTGTGTCCGTTGCAATTTCTTCTGGTGTGCCTTCTTGTGAGTCGATAGTTCTCGCTTCTCTTACCACCGATTCATACATAGTACCCATATGTGACATGACTGTATGAGAACGTGTAATAGGGTATGCAAGTTTCCATGACATACGAAAAACAAGTGCTTGGTAGAGTAGAGCGTCAAACAGCGTAGTGTCCTCTAATCTCTGAATATAGGTTATATCGACTGTGGACTCTTCTGTGAATAGCTCCCTACCTTGCACCGCATGATCTAATTTAATATCACCTGTTACTGTCCTGACATCTAATATCCGTAAGCAATACGGGTCAGTTGGTAACGTAAACTTATACTCCCAATCAATAATTGGAGTGGTTGCTAAAGACGCTAGATTTGCTGTAGTTATAGAGCAATTCCAACGATGACTTCTTAATACAGCATCTCTCTCACCGTCATAGAAACGATTCACTAATACAGCATTAGAATCGTTATCAGTAAAACTTGTAATAGAGTTTGCCCCTAACATCAGCAGGGCTTCATTTGCTAAATCAACCTTAGATGCCATTTATTTACCCTTTGTTTTCTTTGATTTAGATGCCTTAGTTTTTTTTCTACCACTACTAACACTAACATTTTTCATAAGAGAATCAGCCGTCATTTGCATTATATTTCCAATATGAGCATTTTTAAGCCTAGATTCTGACATACCATTACCAGTAATGGTTTTAGTGCCAGATAGCAATTGATTTATATATTGTTCTGTCTTTGGCATAACACATTCCTTAAAAAGTAAGGTGGTGACTCCGAAAAGCCACCACCAAACAGTTAGTTCGGGTCAGCGTACATTATATGAAAATCAAATGTATCTGCTGCCAAAGAAGTTCCTGCTGCTAAACTCATAGTCAGGATCATCTCACCCGTTGTCACGTAACCAGTGTCGTGCGTTGTGCTTTCGTGAAAATGCGTAACAGTACGTGCAGAATCTGCTGCAACCGCACTTATAAACGCATCATCATCAACCGCAACCGCTGCACTCGTACTCTGGGTTGTGTGTGCTGCATAACCAACATCTACCGTAGCAGACGTTTCGAGATCACTAATAATCACAAACGACTGAGGTAGAATCCGTACACCAGAAGGTATAACCATAACCTGCACCATATCTGTAGCATCGAGAGCCGTACCAGTAAATTGTGCATACCGATAGGTTACTCCACTCCAAGAAGTAGGTGCATTTTTAGTACCCGTACCTGCCGTAGCGTTGGTGTATTCTGTACTTTTTACTGTAGCCATGTTACACCTCCGTTAAGAATCAGTACAGGCAATCTCTACAACCTTCTCGTCTTCGATGCGAACCGCACCTAGACACATCTGGGCATAGACCTGTGTACTATAGTTTTTATCTGGACGCTCAGTAATTTGAGTCTTAACGTCCATTCCCATGCTCAGACCGATTCCATCAGGAATCCATGCTAAACATAGCGTATCACTACTTGAATCTGTAGCTAAACGCTCGGAGCGATGGAATTTGAAACCTGCGAAGGTATCAATTTCTCCAGCTACGAGAGCTTTCACCGTATTGTAATCTGAACTTTGAATCTGCGTGTCATTCAACAGATCGTAGAACTGGTTGCTCTTCATAACAATATGGCGTGGTAAATCAGGATCAACATCAGAAGCATCCAAAATTTTCTTAGCTTGGAGTAGCTTTGTAATGTTCATATCCGTTGTAGCTGATACAGCAATCTTTTGAGCAGCAGGTAAAGCTACGTTAGATGATGCGTCATCCTCATCAATACTAACAGCGTTACCAGACATAGCAGCGATGATTATATCATCCATCTTACGCCCCATTGCCCATACACCAGCTTTCATATAGTCGGAAGCAGGATCAGCTAACATTCGGACTTTATCTGCCTTATCAATTAAGTCAGCCCAATTGTAGTCATCCATGCTCACACGCCTACGTGAGTGTGGTGTAGAGATTAACGGAGTATCGGAATGTCGGCTCGTAATTTTTTGAGCCGATGTGCTACCGATTCTGTCAAAATGGTCGTACTTGCCTGCTATATCCGTGTTAACACGCACATAGTCACGCAAACGTGACCCCTTTTGCTGTACCAAGTGCAAAAAAGTATCCCTAAACTTCTGGGCAAATGCTTTATTGACTTCAGTACTCATAATACACCTCTTTAAAAAAGAGATTAAAAGGAAGAGTTATCTGCTCCATGCAGGCTCTTATTTGCGTGAAGGCTTAGTTGTCCGTTTACGGGCTAATTTCTTCACAAGTTTGGGTGTGTAAACCTCTACAGGAATCCTAACTGCGGAAGGACACAATCCATAAAATGTGTCTGCCGAAGTTTTGGTCTGGAAAGCCTCACAGAACCCATATTTCTCTGGTGTGGTTTTACCTTTTTCTTCATCGACACGTCTGTCTTTATAGGTAAAATTGCCACAATCAGAGCAAATTATATTTTCTATTCCCATTAT